AATCCAAAGAGCCGACAAAACATAGTCTGTTTTTTGTGGTTCTCTTTGAAAAAACCTAGCTTGAGCTTGATCGTAAATATGAAAATATTTACCAAGATAAGGCAGTATTCTTTTTCTAGACTCTGTGGGATACCCTGTTTCGTGGTCCAGTTGCCCTGCTAAATTTTTTCTGTAATCTAACTCCTTGTTTTTTCTATTCTTTTTCCACTCGTCCATAAGTATCATTCTTAAACCTTCATCAATTTGCATTCTAACAAGAGAAGGTCCCCAGTTGTGAGTTGTTACTGGTATCTCTGTTCTCGTATCTTTTGGATATTGTTTTTCTTTTTTCATTTGTTTTCCTATATTAATTGTATGTTAAAAGACCATACGATCCTGTCTTCTTTGGTTTTATTAGGAGTTACGTGATGCGCCAACCAAGACGGAAAAAGTATGATTTTATTTGTTAGTGATTCTTTCATAATACTGCCAGACTGATACATATTGTATTCTTTCCATGCACCATCAAACCAGTATCCTTCTATTTTAGGATTAGGGTTTAAAAAAACTATGTCACCACTATCCGCTCCAGATTTAGTGTAAAACGCACCAGATAAAAAAGAGAAAGGATGATTGTGTGGGCTGTTGTAATGATTTTGATTGTTAATAACAAACCACATATTAGCAAGAGATAAAGCATACTTTTCTTTAACCTTTAATTCTCTACAATAAACATAACTCATTTTAGTTATAGCTTTAATAAGAGGTTGTAGTACCGGTTCTTCTAAATGTAGATCATCGGAGTGAAAACCACCTTGGGTAGATGGTATTCTTTTTGTTTTTATATTTTTATTTTTAAGTTCGTAGGCGTATTTGTTTAATTCACTTACATTTACTTTAATGTTATCCTCTAATATAAAAGTAGAAAAAATATCTTCTTTAATCATCCTGTCTACCGTAACCTGTTCCTATCTTTCTGTTCTTCCATCTCTTGTTCCAACCATAAACATTCATCTTACTACCGTAATGTTCAAAGAATCTATAATAGACATCCTTGGTTTTCTTCCAAAAATATAAAATATCATCTATTGCATCAGGTATTGTTTTCATTGTCTCCTTTAAAAAACTTTCTACAGTGTTCAGCATACTCCTCATCACTAACGTGATCAGCAAACATATTTAACATAGCTTTGTATGCACCGCCGCTTTTGTAATCATCGCTAATTGTTTTATCTTTAAATACATTATCGTCAGCGGGAACACTACGTCTAGTACTCTCCCCATCTAACGCCGGGCTTCGACGCTTATCGCTTAGGTCCATTGGGCCGCTAGTTGCGATGCCTTGTACCCCTATCCCGGTAACCTTTCTAATTTTTATTTTATTTTTAATTGCCATAGTGTTTTACAATATCCTGTAATTTCTTTTTCTTAACAATACTATATGGCAAAACTTTGTTTGCAAACTTCAACGCTAATCTATGTGAAGCTCGGTATCGCCACTGTGGTTTCTTACCCATACCACCTACTTTTGCTCTGTAGTGTATGTTACCAAAACCTAAAAAATTTTTAACCCAATATATAACTTCTTTGTTTGTCATTGATATCTCACAGCTGTGTACTTGCACAGTCTTGTTAGACTTTTTGTTTCTTTGTAAATAACTCGATGCACATCCGTCAGCATCAAACAATCCTGCTAAATACTCAACTGTCATTTAACTTGTCCAAATGTTATCCTAACCATTGCTTTTATAGGGTCCCATGTAATCTTATCAATCTTCTTTGATTGACTGCAACTCATCAGGAATAATAGGATCAAAATCCCTAGCCCAAATCTTTTCATCTATCTCTCCTTCCGACCAACAGTTTAAACATTGTACTATTTTACCTATACTTGTTTTTAAATACCCATTACCTTTACACTCAGGACATATTCTTCTACCTGTCGACATAATCATGACTGTACTTTGGTAAATTAGTATACTCCTTTTCTTTTTGTCTTCTTACTTTTCTTTTCTCAGCCTCGTTTTTAAGAATTAAAATATTGTTCGTGGCATTTCTAATGCTTGCATGCTTTCCTAATAAGTTTGCTTCTCTTTCGATAACTTTGTTTAACATTTTTTCTTTGACGTATGTGCCTTCTCTTCCCGCCATTCTACATACCATGTTAAAATCTTTACCGTGTTTGATCCAACGTAAAGCTTCTAATGCTGATCTTTCATCTGCTGAATAAAATGCATCATCAAAAGCCTTAGCTAGAACTGAGATCCAAAGTTTTTGTTGCGGAGTTTTATTGTATTCGTTTAATCGAATAACATCACTGTTCGCAAACGGTAGTCTATGCTTTGCCATTTTTCTTTTTCTTTCTTTTTTTCGCTGACCTTCTATCTGGTTTTACGTAAGTTGATAGTTTAGTTTCTAAACCTAACTTTTTTATTTTTTCCATAATTAATAACTCAATGGTCTGTGACATCGATAGTGCAAGACCAGGGGTCATTTCTCTTGCCAACAAATGTCCTGCAGTATATACCTCGTTCTTAAGGGAAGTATTTCTGTATTTTGTAGTGTCTGTCATATATTCTCCTTTCACACATTTATAGGATAATCCTAAAGGACTGTCAACAATGAAATTTATTTTAATTATGAAAATTTGTTCTGCCCTGTCGGGCAACTGTCTACCAGAACACAACGGTGGCGTGCATAATTCTTGGTATGACTGTGCGGCTGCAGGATCATTAAATACTCTTAACGCTATGGCAGAATTAGGTAAAGAGGATGTGAATAAAAGAAAGCTTTTTGTATCCTTTAAATGCGATCCAGTCTTAGGTGCTTGACAATGTGTTTAAAATATGGCAAGAATATGTTATCTTTTCTCACCTTATAACCTATTTCTCATTTCCCTCGTAGAGATAGGTTCGTTTATCGTGGTTCGTCACCTCCACAGATATAACCAATAACTTTTTTACCTTTATAAGTATGATAGTAATGATTTGACATAAAGGTTTTCTTTTTCTTTTCATGAACCGCTACGTTAGTGTGAAACCAACTGGAGCAAGATGTGTGTATTTCAAACGTATTTAGTTTGATGTCTCCACCAAAAGTTAAATACATTAATGTGATCATTATAGGTTTCATATGATAAAGCTTCCAAATATAAAAGCACTATATACCAGAATACATAATAAAAATGCAATCCACCAAAAGAATATAATTATATTCCACATTAGAATGATTCTAAACTAACGGCCTTGGCCGCGATATTTCTTACGCCTGGGCACGCGTTTAGAGTGGTGCTTTGAGTGTCTACCAGGTCTTTTTTTGGGAGTTCGTTTTATGTATGTGTTAACGCCAAAAAGCGGTTTCTTTTTAGCCATGTTTATCTTCTTCGTCCGGTAAAATACTAGCTTTAAACTTAGTTTCTTCGTTGGCTATAACATATTTAATCACACCATTTACTTTTTGTTCTAGATCAAAACCACAATTAACACATCGATAAAGGTGTGGTTCGAAAGATACAAGAAGTGTATCTGTTCTACACTCTGGACAATTACCAGTTACAATTTGTGAAGTGAGTGTTCCTATTTTAGTCATAGTTTATAATTATTCTACGACTTGTCCGTCTTTCCATTTCATTTCAGGAAGTCCGTTGTCATATTTTTTACCGTCAAAAGTTAAAACTTGTTTTCTGTTAGCGCCTTTCTCATTGTAAGATACGTGAACCCATCCTGCTTGGCCATCGTTTGGTTTGTAGTATTCAAGTATGAGCTGGTCAAAATCACAGTTAGCTTCTATCCAATAAGCTAATTTAATATTAGGAACAGACATAATTTCTAGGTCGACCGCCTGGCCTTTTGCATGTTGCGATGTTTTTTTGCTGCCGATCGCTTCGCAAAGCGCTTCGGATCGATAGCCTGATGTGATTGTAACTGGCTTATCAAATTTAGCACGAAGTGGTTCTAATATATTATAACAAACTTCAGTAAGATTATGTATCTCACCTGACCCCGGTGTATTGTCTATACCTTTACGAGCAGCCGTCATAGACTTAGTCATTTCTTCTAATGTAAAATGTTTACTTAGTCTCATTATTTTATTATACTTAAAATTTTCTTACGATCCATGTATATTTCTGTTTTAGCCTTTACTTTTTTGCAAGTAAATACTACTCTTTCTGGGTTTACCTCGTTCTGAGCCAGGCGTTTGGATTTTAAACAATCGCTTAACGAGCTTTTATATGTATGCTCTATCATATTTCCGTTTAAAGTTAGGATAAGTGCAAATACAGTTTCTATCATAAAACTCTGCCTTTATTTGGTCCTTTTTTAATTCTGTACCTATGTGTACCCGTGCCATTAATTTCTACCTCTTTTTTAAGGTCTTTTACATAGCTCATTTGTTTTGCTTGCTTCTCCATATCAGAGATATAATTTAAAATTTTTCTAGTGTTTCGGTCCATTTCCGTTTCTAATTATTTTTTCTACATCTTCAGTCAACTTCTCAGTTCTTTTCTTTAAAAATTCTATGTTAACTGCATTGTTTCTCATACTTTTAAGTTCTGCTTCTACGTCCTCTAATAAACCACTAACATGTTCTACAATCATAAAAAGTTCTGCCTCTCCAGCTGATTGACCTAACTCACCTCTTGGGTATTTAATTCTAAACTCTGTGTTTTGTTCTAAATCTTTCTGCATTAATTCTATTTTTGTGGCGTGGTTGTTGAGCGTTTCGTGCAGGCCAAAATAAGCCCAGGTTCCGATAGCGACCATCGCGATCAAACTGGCAACCGTCTTCATCGGCATTTGCACAGCTGCTTCTTCGCTAATTTTCATTGGTTTATTTGCCATTCTTTTCCTTATAATTGTCTAGTGTTACCACATCTGGGTTATCTTTTAAATACTGTTGTTTTAGCTCTGTCCAATAGCTAATTTTAGGATCAAAATCTCTGTCGCCAGCAAATTGAGATGATGACATCACACCAACTTTCATACACATATTGATTAGCTCTGCAAACTCCGGTGGTGGAGGGCTTATTCTAGGTACTCTTTTACACTCTTTAATAACTTCTAGTTGTGTTTTAATCTTCATTTGTTTTTCTTGTTCAGCAATAAACTCCTCTGTACATGCTGATCCTAAATATTTTCTATAAGTAAATCTTACACTTCTATCATCATCAGTGCCTTCATAATTATTACTAGGACTATTATGATTGTAATTATATTGATCGTCTCTTTGTTCAATAGAAACGTCAAAACTACCTCGACTACATGTGTTTGTTCCGTTTTGTAAATACTCGTTACGTGCTTGTACTGATGTTGCTACAATCAGAAAAAAAATAATCCAGAATAGATTACCTGTTAAGATCTTTGATATCGTATGCATGTTCCCTTACCTGGTCTGCTAGTTGTCTATATAAATTTTCTGCCATATCCCACGTTGCTTCTGCTGCAGATAATCTTGTAGCAATTTCGGTTAGTTTATCTTCTGCTACTTTTAAATCTCTTTCAATATTTACAAGAGTTGATTTGTTTGCTTCTATTGTATCCGTAAGATTAAGAACATATCTTACAGATGTAAATGTTCCTGCTAATATAGCTGCTACAACAGGAACAATTACAATATTCTTTTTTACCCATTCAAATCTGGATAATTTACTTTTAAGTTGTTTCTTTGCCATTACTTATAAAAACCTTTAAAAATCCATTTAACATACTTGTCCCATAGACTTTTAATTTTATCCCAAATTTTTTTAATCATGTTTTTTCTCCTCAATTTCGTAGAAGAACTTATCAGTATCTTCTGTTTTCCATTGACTTGTGTTTTCTACATTCCACTCAGAAGTTTGCACTTTCCAGTCTGGAATATTATCTTTTACTGTAAACGAAGGTATATCCCAAATGCATCTATTGTTAGGTTGTGCTGCATAGTTCCCGTCGTCAAGGGCTATGATGTGAGCACATTTGTGCTCATGCGGAATCTCTGAATGGTCCGTGTCAAGTATATTACTTTCAGGATGAGCAAAGTCAACCGTAAATAAGTACTTACCGTGGTGCCATTTTTTATCTTTTCCTATGTATTTACCAGCTTGTGCTTCTAAAATATCCCAAGAATGAACAGCAGGATAATAGCTGAAACAATTCCATAACTGAAGCTCATCAAGTCTGCGTCTAGGAACTTTTTCTGGATCAAAGCCTCTTTGAATAAACGCAGATATCGGTAGACGATAGTAGACAGCTCCATTTTCCATAATACAATGAAAAAGGATGGCACGGCCTGTAATAGCCGAAAGACCAAATATAATACAGTCTTCAACTTCACCAACATGTTTCTTAAGGTCATAAAGATACTCTTTTTTTATTTGTGCGTATTCCGGTGGTATGTTTGCATTTAAGTAAGCCATAATAAATCCTCATTTGATACTGCCCCAGTTGTCACCTTCTTCATAATCTACTTTATTAGGAACTTCAAGTGATACTGTTGACTCCATTATTTCTTTGATCTTATCAGCTTCTTTTTTATTTTGTATAGATATATCTAACTCATCGTGAACTTGTAGATGAGGCAGTATGCCTTCAGCATGTAAATCTATCATAGCCTTCTTTGTCATGTCGGCTGCAGACCCTTGTATCAATCTATTTAAAGCTTTGTATGTGTATGCTCTTTTTATCCCTGGTCCGTGTTCCGCGAGCGCATCATCGTGAGACAATGGCTTGTGAATACCGAACTGATTGGGCTCCCACAAATGGAACCTGCATAACCTACCAAGAAGAGTTCTTACCTTACCCTTACGTTGTGCTCTATTCATCACAGCATCCATAAGTTGTTTAACAAAAGGCACTTTACTGTGATATTGTTTAAACAATTCTTCAGCTTGTAATTTGTTTACACCTAGCTCTGCTTGTAATTTATTTTTACCCATACCGTAAAACAAACCAAGATTGATTGTTTTAGCTTGCGTTCTAGGTATGTTGGCCATATCTGCTACAATTTTGTGAAAGTCTGCATCACCATCTTTATAAGCATCGACAACATCTTCTACAGAATAGAATCCTTGTAACGCTGCGTAGTGCACAACTAGTCTAGGTTCTTGTTGATTGTAATCAAAACAACCCCACTTGCATCCTTCTTCAGGTATAAATAAACTTCTGATCCGTGGTCCAAGGTCTTTGTTTCTTGCTGGTATCTGCTGTAGGTTTGGATTGTTCATACTGAATCTACCTGTAACTGTACCACCACTGTCACCACGTAACTGGTTTATCTCTGCATGTATTCTACCTTTGCCAGAATACTTTAGTATCGTATCCAAGAACGTAGTGTGTGCTTTGTTAATCTCTCTTGCTTTTGCAATCGCTTGCACAATATTATGTGGATGATTAGCTAAAAAGTTTTTAGTAAAACTTGGTGCACCTGTTTTCTCTGTTCTATCATAAGGTAAACCTAATTTATCAAATACTTTAGCAATAGATCTTGCAGCCCATATTTGTACTTCTTGTCCAGTTTCTGCATATATACCACCCAACAGTCTATTCTCTTCTTCAACCATTTGTTTTTTCTCTTCTGCTGCACGTTCAACATCTACACGTACTCCTAAAAATCTCATATCAACAAGAACAGGAAACAACTTAGTTTCCATTTCAAAAATGTTTCCAATATCTTGATGCATTATTTCTTTTTTTAACTCCTGCCATAGCTCCAATGTCAGTTGGGCGTCACGCTCTGCGTAAGCACCAACGTACATAGCTGGCAGCTTATACATCTCTGCTTTTGGATCTACACCCCAAGACTTTGCAGCTTCATATAATGCAGATTCATCTTTACCTTTACCAACGTAATCTCTACCGCAACCATTTAAATCATATCTAAATCTATTCTCATCTATCAACGATGCAGCTATCATTGTATCTACAATCGTTCCGTTTATTTTTAAACCCAATGCTCTTAACCAACATACGTCATACATTGCGTTGTGAAATATTTTTGTAGCTGGTGTATTAAGCTGATCTTGCAACCATTTTAAAACTACTTTACGATCCATATTACCACCACCTTCGTGAGCTATTGGATAGTATGCACACCAATCGTGTGTTGCTAATGATACACCTACAACATCACCTTCGCCTACAACAGAACCAGATCCCATCCTTTTGTTTAAGTTTGGATCTTTTGTTTCTAAGTCGATAGCAATCTCATTATACTTACCTAGATCAGGAAAGTCTGTTGGTGGTATCCACTCTGTCTGTGGTTTAAAGATCGGTATCTGCATCATCACCCTCGTGTTTACATTCACCGGCTATTGCCATGTACGCAGCTGCATCTACATAGGTGTCTGATGTTGGTTGACCAAACTTTGTTCTGGCTACTTTTAACAAGGCCATCATGACAGCAGCGTCGTGTGCCGTTATCTCTTTATCTAAATATGCCGTCCATAGTTTTGCTATGTTTGCATGGTTTATTATTTTATCACCATAAGTTTTTGCTCTAGGTCCTATGATAAGTTCTCTCGCTAACTTTAACGCATCTTCTGTTTTCATATTTTGTATCCTTTATAATTATCTTTTGGTCTGATGATATGTAAATGAGTTTTAGTTCTAGTTGCACCAACATAGAATAGTCTGTTCTCATCATCAGGATTTTGTTCGTAGTTTCTTATCGTGTTTCTTGATAGATCTGTCAGGAGAACTACGTTATCCTGCTCACCACCTTTTACTCCGTGTATCGTTGATAAAATAATACGTGGAGTAGAATTTAATTTCTCATCATTCTCCCTCATTCTTCTTATATATCTTATTTTTTTTCTAGGTGCACTATCAAAAGCTTCATACCAAACCTTATCTGTCTTCAACCATAGTCTTTCTCTAAGTCCAGACAATTGATACATCGCATCCTTGTCCATATATTTTAAAGAATTCTTATCAAAATTATTTTCGGACATATACGAAGCTATCCTTACAAGTTGATCATAATTTATATCCACACCTTTACGAACATCTTCCCAATCTGTAATTGCTTTGTACAAATCTTGTTCTTTATTTGTTTTAAATTTGTTCTCAAAATACAATCCCTGCGAGTGTAATTTATCTTCAATATCATTTAACATAAATCTAGTTCTAGCTAACACTAGCCAATTACCTTTTTTCATGTTAACTTGTTCAAAGTCATCATAATATGAAAGTAAACCTCTTTGCGTTTTTGGTCTCCACTCTTTTGGTAATCTATGTTGTATTTTGCTTACTATCTTTGAAGCAACATCATGCACAACCTGTGGTATTCGGTATGACTGTGTTAATTGCATCACCTTACCCTTCTGTGCAATAAAACTATCTACGTCTGCACCAGCCCATCTAAATATAGCTTGATCATCATCGCCTGCAATAAATGTATCTTGAGTCTTATCCCATATAGATTTTGCCATCTGCCATTGTGATGTAGATAAATCTTGAGCCTCATCTATAAAAACAACATCAAATTTTGGAGACTTATCTAATTTAATAAATTCTGTAATCATGTCAGCAAAATCAATTAAACTATAATCTTTTTTGTATTTATTAAGATCATATATAAACTGTTTTAAATCGTTGACTGAAATATCTTGTGTGTGTTCTTTTAAATTGTATTGTCTCTCTGGAGTAATACCCCGTAGTTTAGCCATCTGCACTATACGAAGTAAATCACTTTTAGTTGTAAACAATCCAGTGTGTTCATTATCGTATTCATGATAATCTAAATTGTATTTAGTTTTTTTACCTAGATCTTCGTAGTGTCTACGTTGCATTACATCTTCTTTCTTAATACCAAGTCTTTTAAATGCTAATGAGTGTAGTGTTCTGAAATAAGGTAAGTCACCTTCAGTAAAATTAAATTTTGACATAGCTCTGTCTCTTGCTTCGTGTGCAGCTTTCTGTGTAAAAGAAAAGTAACCAATCTTATCTGGATCAGTTTGTTTTAAATACTTATCCACTTCATTAAGTAATGTAGTTGTTTTACCTGTACCTGGTGGTCCTAATACTATTGTTTTCATATATTCTTAGTTTTAAAAGCTAAAGTTAATCTAGTGGTATTATTAGTGGGTGGATTTCCTTTATGAAAATCTAAAGCGTTAAAATAAATTAATCTGTTAAATTTATATTCTACTCTTGGTTGATTAAATATTTCAAACTCTCCACCTTCTACGTTTTTTGAAGGCATATAAAGAAAAGTAGTGTCTCCATCATCTTGATGAAAGCTTCCTCCATGACAAGAGTAATGACAATTTACATAACTTCTTAATAGATTTACTTTTTTAACTTTATTAATTTTAGAATGCAAAAAAAGAATAATAGGATCGTGAATAGATAAATGAGACATTAAAAAACTAGACTCTGTTGTGTCAGGTCTACTGCTGTGATCTAAACTATATAAAATATTTTTTGTTAAATGAACAGAAAGAAATTCTGCTAAATCAGGCTCTAACCAGTTATCAATTATTTTTGTTTTCATAATAAATGTGTCATCAAGATAGTAGCAATACAAATCACAGTAATGATTGAAATATCGCTTTTGAATGATGGTCTTCTCCTCAAAATGCATCCTCCTTTTTAAATACTCTTTCTTTTATTTTAATATCTTCTTTTTCAAATTCTTTTAACTTGATAACAGATATTTTCTTTTTACCTATTGTCATCCTTGCAACCTCACAATTACAATGTTCGGTAAGTAAAAAATTTGTAACATCATATTTTTCTGACCACTTGTGTCGGTGTAAAAATTTATGAAAGAACTCACCAAATATAAAGTGATGATAACCGCCTTTATTCCATACATTACCAGATTCCATATCTTCTTTAGTCGAACCCTCTGCAGTCCTACTTGTACAATAGTTCTCTAAGTGCTGTGATAGTTGATCTAGTTTTGATGCACCTGCTGGAGCTTCTACTAACTCAGGGTTAGCCATCAAAGCTGTCACCATAATATCATAGTCTTTTGGTTTTAGTTTAGGTGGATACTTATGTATTTGATCCATACACGCTCTAACAAACAATCTCTGTTCTTGTAATTGTTCTGATTTTAATTCTACTCTTTCTCCATCCACATTTAATCTGTAAATAGGTGGATCTAATTTTACAATTTGTAAATCACTAAGTTGTGGAAATAGTAACTGTGAGCCAATACCAAACTTTCTCGTCTTACATAATTGTTTATCACAATGATTACACATAGGTTCTTCTGTGCATTTAAAACCATAATCTTTATTATCTTTCTTTTTTCTCTCTATGATGTCGTCTGTAAGTGGTGTTGTAAAATATTTATGGTTGAATGTGCTTAATTTGTTACGCCACTCTTCTGGCCATTTCTTTTTAGCATAGACCATGTACTGAAATAAAACTCTGTCTCTACCATCTTCTAATTTTTCCCTTGTCAAAGATTCTAAACAAGGTGGTCCATCATCAAATTCTGATGGTGGTCTTTGTATTTTTAAGTCTTGTAATTCTTTTGGAGATATCTTTACTATGTTTTCTAAAAAATCTGAAATTGTAACAGCTTTACCTGAAGTGTCATAAGCATATCTTGTTGTGTTCTTGCAATTAAAGTATGGTAAGTTTAAGAAATTTCCTGTATCATCTTGCGATTTTAATTCAATTTGTTTCGGAAAAACTTCAGCATTACCAAACCCAAGTATAGCACTGACAGAAATTAATTTATCTCGCATTAATTTTGCAGGTACAGATTCTGTTGTAAATAAAAATATATGTGCACCACCACTTTTTGATCTACATGTCATTAAAGGTAGTTTGTATGTGTTTATCTTTTTAATTATTTCTTTATGATCAAGAGTGTACTTGTCTACATCGATACAACCCCATCTACATTTATTTTCTTCATCAATAGGTATAATACCTAAACTAGGTTCAATACCGTTTAAATGATTTTGCCAAAGCTCTTCTGTTACTGGTTCTCTTTTTACAAAGGACTTGCCTTTTATTTTAAGTCCATCGGCACCTTTCTTGTCCACATAGGTGCAACCATGTGCTCGCTCTAATCCTTTAAATATCTTTCTAAAATCTTCCATAATTATTTTGCGGAGCCGGCTCCAGTCTCCCATCACCGGCCCCTATCTTCCTAGGAAGTTATTAGTACGGTGAATCGGATTTGGATTCTTGCTCTCCGTGTTTTACTTTAACATCACCCTTTGAAACGTTTGCTCCAAAGTCTTTTGCTATTTTGTAAATACCCGGATCACTAATAGGACCAACTCTCGCTACATCCCAACCAAACCAAGTGCCCTTGTCGTTAGACTGTTGCACTGTTTTTAGTTTATAAATGTGGCTATATGTTGGCGGTGTGAACATACCGTTTTTACCTTGCATCTTCAAACCCATCATCATTGAATTCCATTTTCTACTAACTTTTAATTGAGTAGCTTTCATAGATATCAACGCTGTAGTTGGACTAGCACCAAGTATAACTACGAAGTGACTAGCTGTGTTTTCAAGATAGTTACCATTAGATAATCTATCTTTATTAAACTTGTCTCTTGTAGTTGACGGTAAGTCATCCCCAGCATCATATATTTTTACTGGAGCACCTTGACTCTCACCTCTATCCTGCCATTCGATGTGCTGTCTTTTATAGTGCACTGGCACGACATCTATCCCTTTAACGCCATCATAAACCTCGCCTGTAACGGTGTTTATAATCATGCCTGGTTCTGCCCCCTCGACATGTTTAGCATCTCGCTTATTGCATTCAGGAGATAGTTGGCCAAGAACTTTTAAGAACGGTAACGCAAGATCTTCTTGCGTCATGTTCAAACCTTGACCTGCATCAGCTTCAAATAAATTTGTGCTGATCTCGTTTTTCTTTTTTGTTTGTACTTCACTCATGGTTATTGTTTCCTTTTTATTGTTGTTTTATTTCCAACATAAATGTTGAAAATTTCCGTTGGCATTTCTTTACCCGCCTCCATACGCTCACGGACTAGCGCTTTCAGAGTCATGGGCTCGACTTTCAGCTTTTGCATCGGTTCGAGACCCTGACCCTTCGCAAGTTCGGCATAATCAGCCGCCTTGTTATCCTCGTTACGACCGAACGACACGGATATCTCATTTTTGATTATGTCGCCCAGGCCATTCTCACGAAGCCAGTTAAACGCCTTCTCTTTATTTGCTTGAGTAATAGTGGCGCTGTAATTTGTTTTAACTTCTATTGATGATCCATCCTGTAGTTTTAAAAAAGATAAACCCATTTCAGACAACATTGTAGGTATAATTTCACCAGACAAATGTTCTATGTCTTTTTTAGTTTTCTTTACAGAATCTTCTTGAAGTTCTAGTTGTGTTTGTTTAGCTTGCATCTCTTTAATTTTGTCTGCAAGTTTATTAATATTGGTTGTTTTATCCAATACTTGTTCCTGATCTTTCTCAAAATCAATCGTCATTCTTTGCTCCTGTTCCGTAAACATCAATCTCTATTGGGTAGTATCTTTTTTCTTGTCTATCCCACTTCAAGAGATTGAATCTACCGTTTGTTGTTTCTGATATCAAACAGCAGACTACACCTATTATAGCAGGATCACCTGTTAATAACAAGTAGTCTGTTGGTCTGAAATCTCTTATAAGATTTTTCAGTTTCATTATCAGTGGTCCAGGTGAAAAAATCATTTGTGATCTTTCATCTAACAAAAATTCTAGATCGCCATATTCGGCTGCACCTATAATATTAAATTTAGGGCGGCCTTCTCTTGTGCCTGCAATTTCTTGCACGACATAAACTTTAGGCACTCTATCTTTTTTTGCCTCTGAATAATTTATACTTTCTTTATCTTTCATACTTGACTTTTTATTATAATCCTATATCTATGTCAATAGAAAGTTATGAAATATAAATTTAAAATGAAGCCGTATGCGCATCAGTTAACTGCGTTAGAAAAATCTTGGAATAGAGATACATTTGCATATTTTATGGAAATGGGTACTGGTAAAACAAAAGTGTTAATTGATAATCTTGCTATGCTTTATGACAAAGGTATGGTAGATGGTGCCTTAATTGTTGCACCTAAAGGTGTAGTAGGCACTTGGTACAACCAGGAGTTGCCTGCGCATTTACCAGACCATATAGAGAATGTGACCGTTTTGTGGCAATCAAACATAAATAAAAAACAACAAGATAAACTAGATCAATTATTCAAAACAGGTCATGAACTGCACATATTAATTATGAATGTAGAGGCTTTTAGCACAGAAAAAGGTTTAAATTTTGCTAAGAAATTTTTAAGGTCTCATAAAGCTATGATGGCTATAGATGAGTCTACTACAATAAAAAATCCAAAAGCTAAAAGAACTAAAAACATATTAGACTTAACAGACTTATGTAAGTACAGAAGAATAATGACAGGTTCTCCTGTAACTAAAAATCCATTAGATCTTTTTACACAATGTTATTTTTTAGATCCTTTTCATTTAAATCACGAGTCTTATTATTCTTTTAGAATGAGATACGCTGTAATGAAAACAGCTCACATATCTGGCAGAGCTATACAACTAGTTGCCGGTTTTAAAAATTTACCAGAACTATCTGACAAATTAAAACCTTTTTCTTACAGAGTGTTAAAAGAAGATTGTTTAGATTTACCAGACAAAGTTTACATAAAAAGAGAAATACAACTTACACCAGAACAGCAGAAACTATACAAACAAATGAGACAAGAAGCTTTAGCTACATTAAATGGTAAAACAGTTACAACTATGACAGCTCTTACACAGTTGATGAGACTACATCAAATAACTTGTGGTCATTTTTCTGCTGATGATGGCAGCGTTCAAGAAGTGAAAAACAATAGACTAGCAGAACTGTTAGATGTGTTAGAAGAAACAGAAGGTAAAGCTATTATCTGGGCACACTATCAACACGATGTTAAAAATATATTTAAACTATTGGAAGAAAAGTATGGTCCGGGTTCCGCGGTTCATTATTATGGAAAGACGTTACCTGAAGAACGGGACTATGCAATCAAGAACTTTAAGACAAATGATAAGGTTAGATTCTTTATAGGTACTCCTGCTACAGGTGGTTATGGTATTACGTTAACACAGGCTAGCACAGTTATTTATTATTCTAATGGATATGATCTTGAAAAAAGAATGCAATCAGAAGACAGAGCACACAGAATAGGGCAAAAGAAAACAGTGACATACGTAGATATTATAGCAGAAGAAACTGTAGACACAAAGATTGTAAAATCTTTACGTAAAAAGATAAATATAGCTTCCAAAGTTATGGGAGAAGAGTTAAAGTCTTGGATATGAGATATCCTTATTATATAAGAATAGCAATCTTACTGTGTGTGGGTGCCTTTGCACCAATAGGAATTCATCACATTGTGTATAAACTTTGGGATGTTAGTGTTCTTAGAGCCGCAGAAATAACATTTATACTATGTATTCCGGTAGCTTACTGGATGGCTAGTAAGATCAACGAGCGTTGGCACGATGATCGCGAAGACTAAGTTATAAATCTTTCTAATAGAATTATGGCCACGGTCCCCACCGCAGCTAAAAGAACCCAGTAGATTTTATCTACTTTACCACCCAATTTGTGAATACCATTATGCATGTGAGCAATATCTTTTTTAACTCCCTTAACATGTCCGTAAAGGGATACAATATGTTCTCTAGTTGTTTTTGGGTCTATCGCCATTAAGTTCTAGTCCTTTGTCTTATAATTTGTTCTTCAGGAGACAATAACGCTGTTTCAGTTGGTGTCAATCCTTTTTGTGGCAGCACTTGGGCAGTTGGTTGTACTATTGGTTGAGCTGATGTTACTTGTTGAGGTAAAGAGGCCATTGGGTCTGGGCCTTCTTCATTAAGATCAAATGATGGAAAGTCATCGTCAAGATCTAAATTTCTTAATTCTCTTAATATCTCTCCTATTTGAATAGCTGTATTACTATCAAAAGGATTGTCATAATCATTTTCATTAGCATTTCTTATGTATGCTTCTTCTAATCCTTCTGGAATATTAAAAGGTTTAAATCTGTTTTGTGTTAAAGCTCTAAACTCACTTTTTAAATTACGTCTTTCAAATATCTCAGCTATCTCTCTTGTGTCATAACCAAGTTCTTCCATAGCCTCAATATCTTTTTTCATTTCTTTCATACCTCTTAATCTTGCTTTATTACCTTTTAAAAAACCATCTATGATCTCTTCTGGTTTTACATTACCGGCTGGTCTTGGTAAAAATGCTCTAGAGTCTCTAAGATTCTTATTATAGTCTGTAATTTTGTAACCAAGAGATTGTGGTATGTCTAATTTAATATTTCTAAAACCAAAGAATCCTCCAATTTCACCAGTAAGATCTAAATCTCTACCTGATTTAGGATCTTCACCAAATATTGCAGCTTGTGCTATTCTTGTAAACTGAGGAATAGAACCCGGTAACAGAGCTTCTGTTACATGTTTTAAAGCTTTGTAGTATTTATTACCTGCAGGTTCTTCATCATTGTAAAGTCTTTGTCCTGTATCAGTGACACCACCTCTTGAAAAGATGTCCTGTAAAGCTTCAAAATAAATAGACTCACTTATAAATGGTTCAACTAATCTAGATATACCTTTGGTTGTGCCTTCAAACAAACCTTTGATTAAAGGTTCTTCATCAAACGCTTCTACGTTTGCTATAACTGATTGCACAGGATTGATTACAGTATCGTATGCAAAACCATGACTAAAATCTGTGTAATATAAATTACCCTCTTTGTCTTTGTTTGGTATAATTGTAGACTCTCTAGACCACTCTGGTAAAAATCTTCTGATAGCTGCTAATTGTTCTCTGGATACACCATACATACCCCTAAATGCTTCAACAACTGTCGGTGGTATAATGGAAACAGCAGTTCCATAACCTATCAATCTTCTTGCTCCAATACTTCGTGTTGCAGGATTTTTTAATTCTTTGATACCTTGTTGCACAATATTGTGTGATGTTCTAATAATCTCTGCAGGGAAAGATACGAAATTACCTAGTGGAGATCTTCTTAAACCTTTTATAAAATCAGAAACATAAGAATAGTTTGGAACTGTATTTCTAACAATACTTGCTGCGTCTTTGGCTAATTTAGTTTTATTTGCTGTTGGAAACGCATTAATTAAATTATCATACTCAGCAAAATAATTATATATTTTATAGAAGTCATCTTCTGCAACATATAGATCTTGTGCACCTTTAAAAGTTTTATTCATTCGTTTACCAAGTTTACCGAACGTTCTTTCAATAACATCACCACCTTTTGCAATATCTTTTAATAATCCTTGAACATCTTGAAATGTAGAACTTGAATTAACAACACCTTCATCTAACAAAAATCTGTAGAAAGCTTGGTCCTCTGGTAAGTTTCTGTACAACAGCTGTGGTTGTATTGTGTTAAAAGATTTTTTAAAGTTATCTAAAATAAACTTAGGATTTTTAAACATGTTACCTGTGCCTAAACTAAATGCTACGGCACTTGTAAAGTTACGCATGTGTGTAAAAGGACTTAATACTGTCTTTGCAACTTGCGCTAAACCTTTGGGTATAGCAATTAAATATCTATACAAAGCACTTTTCATTAAACCCTCAAGAGGAAGTTGTTCAGCAAACTGTATGGCATCTGCAAACTCTTGTGATGTGAATTTACCGTTTAGTGGATTAGTGTAAACTTGTTCACCTAACGGTGATTTAATTTGTAAACCATTTCTACCTCTCATTATTTCTCTGTTTGGTAGTGCATTTCTTGCAGCTCCTGGTGTATCAAAAACTAATTTACCGTTCTTTAATATTGTATTATAGAATTCATCTCGTGCAGACACTCCAGCCAAAGCTTGCATATTGTTTACTACAGTTCTTCTGGCGTCTTTTATCTCACCAAATAATTCTCTAAATGCTTTAACATCTTTTTGTGACTTAACTAAATCTTTTGGATCAAATTTGTTTTGACTTATAGCTTCTGCCATATTTATTTCTTGAACTGCATTATCAGAAAGAGCGCTTTTATTTTCAAATCTAAATACTGGTGCTCTTGTAACCTTATCCATTTTTACATTTTCTAACATTTGATCAACCTCTAAAACTGCTTCTTGTTTATTAGTGTATGGTCTTTTGTTAGCTCTTGCATAGTTCATGAAGAGATCAACAACTTTATCTTTAGCGTCTTTGGTAGGAATATATTTATTTACTTTAAATAATTTTTTGTTTTCAAATATTTTATAGTCATTACTTAACGTGTATTTTAATCTATTACTAAAAAATTTATTTAGTTCGTTCTCACCTACACTTATATTTTTTCCTTGTAGTATTGATGATTTTAAAACATTAAAACTATTTCTTGCGTCTGTAAGCGTTCCTATTAAAGATTCTCTTTGTTGTTTTTTAACACCAATATTATCTAATGATTTATTAAAGTCATTTAATTTTTTCTTATCAAAGTATTGAAACTCAAATTTATTATTCTTTATCGAGTCTTTTCCTGATTTTAAAACATCATCCATTGCTTCAACTATTTTATCAGTGTTCTTAACTTTGCTAGCAACATCCACGGTTTTATCATAAACTGTTTTTAATACTTCGTCGGTATCTCTTAATAAATCTTTAGCCACAATTGCAGAAGATCCTTCTCTACCTTGAACTTTCATAGATGCCTCAAACAATTCTTGTGTCTTTTTACCTCTTGGTCTAAAAGGTGCACCTAAATATTTGTCAACTATTCTTTCAAATACAGAGTTACTGTAAGCTAGTTCTTTACCTTTTTTTGCAATAAGACTTGCAGCCTTACCTGCACCGTATGCAAAAGGTGAAATTAGTATACCTTCATAAAAAAATTTAGCTCTATTTTCTAATCTACGAATAGCATCATCTGAACTAGATGCTCTTTCATCTCTATCTAATTCTGTAGGTAAAGCAGAGATGTCTCCAAATGTTCCTATATCTTCTATATCATATACCAGTGCAGCTCCTGCTGATCCACCTGCAGCTACAGTTGCAAATCTTCCTACTTGAGATGCTCTTTTAGCAGCCTTAGATATATTTTTATTTTTTAATGAAACTCTTTTACCAGTTTGAATTGCTTTTACAGCTTTAGAAGCTATGCCTGCAGCTATTCTTGCACCAGCAGAAGCGGGTATACCAACTTGAACAAGTGCTTCTGTAATTCTACCTGCAGCAGTGTCTCTTGCTTTGTCTTCTAATCCTTGAACAACATCACCTACAACAGAGTCATCTAAAAATTGCTCTAGTCTTGCAACAGCACTATCTTCTATTTGTAAGTTTTCTCCCTGCACAGCATCATAAACTTCTGCTGCAACAGATGTTAGACCTAAAGGTATTTTTACTAATCCTGATCCAATACCTGCAGCTATAGATACAGCTAAATTTGTGTCGTTTTCTTTTTCGGGTTGTGCAAGATCGTAAGGGTCGTATTTCTTTACAGCCATGGTTTACTCCTACAGACTAGGTAGTTTAACCGTATCTGTTATATCTATAAATTGTTTAGTTTTAGCGTCGTATCTTTTTACTTTACCTTTTACAGGTTCAATGTAAACAGCTCCATCTGCATATTTTGATCTACCTTTATATGCATAAGGTTGTGAGATATCAAAAGGAACATCAGGGTTGTCTTCTATAATTTGAACTATCTTTGCTTGATAAGGCGCTGCAAACTCTGCAATGGTTGCAGGAACATTGTCATCTATTAATTGATCTTTAGCTGCTCTGATAGGGTTTCTTTCTTTTAAGAAAGGACTTGCATCTTTCATTCTAGCATCAAGAACTTTATTTAAAGCACCTTCGTAGTTACCAAAAAATTCATTACCTTCTGTTTCACTCATAAGTTTTGCAACTTCTTCAGCGTCACTTCTATCTAATGATTTTAATTTAATTTGAAATTCTCTTTCGCTTTGAAGCTGTTCCTCTTGAGCTTTTTTAGCTTGCATTATTTGAAAAGGTTCTTTTGCTGCAGTTGCAGCTGTTTGAAATATATTTGCACCTGGTGTTTGCGACGCTAGATTTAAACCAAAGTTAATTAAAAAATCATTCATACTTGGTCTAAATAACATAGGATCTCTTTTAGGTTGTACACCCTGTGGGTCAGAATTTTTATATCTCTGACGCATACCGTCCATGATGCCAACGTTTTCAACGTCGCCACCCATTCTAAACATTGGTCTTTTTAATATTCTACTTTTCATTATATATTTTTAACCCTTACTGGTCCCATGACGTTACCGTAAATTCCAGATAACGTTGAAAGCACACCTAACGATGATTGTAACGGCGTTGGATTTGGAACAGAAGAAAACTGTTGTCTTCCAGGATAACCACTAATTAGTGATGTAACACCAGATCCAAATGTTCCTAATCTTTCGTACGGTTCAAACGCTTCTAATCTATTCGCTTCTCTTTGTGCATCTAGTACCGCTTGATTCTGTGCTTGTTGGACAGCGCCCACTGATCCTAAAGTACGTATGTCAGAAGATTGTAAACCTGGAACTAATGAAGCCAATCCTGTTTGAAATTGTCCACCTCTTAACTGATCACCAGCTAAAGCTCTTTGATTTAATAAATCTTGTTGTCTAGCAGATTGACCTTGTTGAAAACCTTGTTGTAATAATCCAGCTTGTAGTAATGCACGCTCTCTTGCCGCTCCCGTTCCGAACTCGGAAAGCTGAACGCCTGCTCTACCTGCACCAAGAGCACCAAGTTGTGCTTGTTGATCTTTTATTCTTTGTTCTTGTATCTGTTGTTGTCTGTCAAATTCTCCTAACGAAGCATCTATAACTTGTGATTGATATGGAGACATATAAGATGCAATAGATCCTGCACCTGTTCCTGCTCCGGTGCCTGTTAATGCTTGTGCTTGCGCAATACCAGTGCCAAAATCTGTAGCTGCTTGCTGTGCTCCTGTTACAAATGGTTGATAAGAACCTATACCTTGTTGAGCTAATGTAGCTGCTTGTGTTTGTAATGGGTCTTGTGCTGCAACTGAAGGTGCAATTCTAGATGTATCAATAGGTTGAGCCGTTAACGCTGCTAACTGCGTTCCATAATCTTTACCAAGATCTTCTATAAATTGTGCTGGTAATACTCGTGATTCTGTTATTGCCATTATGCTACCTTATTCTCCAGTTGTTTCATTGTTTTATACATTAAATCTGCTCCTCTATCAACACTTCCTCCACCTGCTGCCCTAACGGCATCAGCTGTGAAAACAAACTCATTTTTAGATAATCTTGCAGGTACATCGTCTTTTTTCTCATATTCTCCTAATGGTACAAATCCACCACCTCTAAGATCCATTTCATTACCACCTAGATTCATAAGACCACCTTCTTCAGCACCTATTCTACCACCCTCAGCTTTTGCTGCTTCTTCGGGTATTAAGAATGGATACTTAGATCTTAATCCTGATAAATCACCAGAGGCATAAGCTGCTTGAACTTCTTTTCTAATTGCTTCTACATCAATACCTGTTTGATTAGATATTCTACCGGTTAAACTTTCTACTTCTTGTTCTTGTTCAGGTGTTAGTACTCCTGCTAGTGCAGATGTTCCTAATATACCTACAGCTGCTTTACCTTTACCTGTTCCTAAAAATTGTGCAAATCTACTTGGACCGAATCCTTGAAACCCTGAATCCATAACTGCTGTTTTTAATGGATTAAAACTTCCTGGGCCAAAAAAACTTGCTCCTGGTAAATTACCTAAAGCAAAACCTTTTGTACCTAAACCTGCTCTTTGAAATGGCCCTATTGCTCCACCACCAGTGTAATATATAGCAGCTGCTGCTAACGCAGCTTTACCTACATCGCTTTTTAAAACTTTCTTAACTGGTTTTGTAATACTTTTAACTATACTTCCTAAACTATATGCTTGTCTAATTGGTCCGCCGTCTGCTAATTGAAATCTTTCAGGTAATGTAAATCTTTGTACAAATTCTTCATAATCACTTTTTTCAGGTTCTATGTCTGTTGGTAGTTTTGGAGCCATGGGCGCCATTGGTATAATAGGTCTTACAATTTGATCATCATTATCACCATCGTCATCATTACGATTTTTAGGACCTTTAGCATTAGGGTCAAAAGCAAAAGGATTCCTATCTATAAATCCCTGATTCTGTAAAGCATTTCCAATACCTTGAGCACTTCTTAAAAGATTATATGGAGGAAAAGCTAATCTTGCAGCTACATCAGCAGCGCTTGTAATTACATCTCTAGCTAAAGTTGATTTTCTTTGCATGGGTTGACCAATAGTAACTGCATCGGGAGCGTTATCTCCTCCTGTAGATGCAGAAGATTCTACACCAGATAAAGTGCCGTAAGAGTCATCTCTTGCAGCTAAATCACCTGATCTAAAAGGTATTCTAGATACTTCTCCACCCTCTGCAAATCTTTGATTGTAAAGCACTATTCCTAAATCATCTATAGCTTCTTGTTGTGACATATATCTTTTACCAGTAATTGGATCCTCTAAACCATCTGCTCTTTGTTGTGCTTCTTGTTCTGCTAAAACTCTATTTCTAACAGCATCTAGTTCTGCAATACCTTCAGGACCACTTGGTAATTTAACAAGAGGAGCATTTCTTTGTAAATCTAATGCTTCTTGTTTTTCTCGTGCAGCTCTTAATCCAGCTTCAGATTGGAGATATCTTTGTTGTGCTAGTTGACCCTGTCTTTGTCTATATATTTGATCTATTACACTGTCTTTCATAGCTCGCCTAGTTCCTACAAATGGACCTTGTGGATTTAACTCATCACCATACAGACCTCCATATGATGTCGCTCCACCTACTCCTATATTTTCTATTAAAAAATCTCTAAAGTTACCACCTCTACGAGCCTCACCCATCTCTCTTTGAATTTCATTTCTAGCACGGTTTTCATTATAAGACAGATTCATTCTAGGATCTATAAGGCTTGCTGTAGGTCTCTCATCTATACTAACTCCACCTTGCTGAAGTAATTGTCTCGCTATTTGTGATCTAGTTATTGCCATTTTATTACACTACTTTGTTTTAGGGAACAAATCAAGCGAAGGCATAATTACCTTAATATCCCTTCTAATCTCTGATTCTGGGATTCCTTTAGCCTTCCATTCGTCCTCTGTATTATATTTTTCTCCTGTTTTCAAGTTGGATATAGTTGTTATTATTTTCTCTGGTTTTATTGTTTGCATTATGTTGTTACCTCTCTTGGCTGTATTTCTAGTATTGAGGCTATGACGTGCAGCTCATTCGCGTCAGAAGCTTGAACTTTTATTATTTCACTTTCTTGAACTACAAGAGGTTGAGTTAAAAGTTCAGTAGTAGTATTTGAAGATATAGCCTTAGTTTTAAATAAACTAAAAATAGTGCCAGATGAGTTAACTAAAGTTATAGTTATATTCGCTCCTGATCCTGCATCTTCAGATACTAAAATTGATTTGACTACAGCCGTAGTAGCCGTTGGAACTGTGTACAGAGTTGTTAAATCTGTTGTAGTTAAGTCTACTTTTTTATTAATAAAACTATTAGCCATTATTGTAAAAAGAAGTTAAATGCTTCTACTTCATCCTTAAGTTCTTGTTGAAACGTTGTATTTAATTTTTCTATCACACCATCAAGATCTCTGACTTGTGAGTCAGCTACAGCTTGATTATATACTTTAGAAGGTCTGGTAAGTGACTGAACTATTTTTGCCATTATCTTCTTCCATCTGGTTGTGTATCTAATCTAAAAGTTCCTAACTTCCAATTTTGACCAGATCCTGTATTTTCTACTTTTAATGCTATGGCTCTTGCTCTTGCTCTAGTGTCCACCTTACTAGTTGATGATGTTATTGTAAAGGGACCAAGTGATGAGCTTGCTGCTGCATCATTAGAGAAATTTCTTAAATTTAAAGTTACTCTTGCGTCACCTGTTTGAGATAAAAAGTCTGGTATAAATCTTCTTATCTTCATTAAAAATTCACCATCACCCCTAAAATCAGCCACACCTGTTTGAGTGCCTCTAATAGTTCTTTGTGTAATATCAAAATCTCCAGATGTTATAGATGCGGTAACAGCTGTAGTCGTAGCGTCTTTAACTTGATCAGTTCCTGTTTCGTGTTCGTAATATGTTGTTCTACCTTCTGTATTACCAACAACATCAAAAGAAGTATCAGTGTCAGCGTCATACTCTAATGCATGGGGTTTACCAAATACTGCAGAGTCTTTCCACATTGTTCTAGATAATGTGCCGATAGTCCAAACTGGTCTTTGTGGCGATGAATCAAAATAATTATATGTAACAACTCTATTAACAACTGCTGAATTAGTTGTTGGATAGAACCAAGATATTTCACCAAACAAGTTATTTAAACCTGCTGATATCATTTGATTACCAGAGTCTAAGTTAATATCGTCAAACACATGATCTTCTACTAAACAAGGTAGTGATTCTAAATTACCAGAGTATTTAAAGAAACCATTTTCAGAAAACCAGTAAGCAGCTCCATCTACTTCGACTACTGCATTTTGTCCAGCTAGCCCACAGTTAGTGCCTGCTTGTGTAAAAGCAAATGTAAAAGGTTGACCAACAAAACGCATTAAGAATAATGCTGTATCTGTGTAAACATAAATTGCATCTCTACCTCTAATAGCTCCCATGATCCGTGATCCGTCGGCCAGTCTCTGTGTACCAGCGTCATTGGTTGCTGTAGGTGTATACGTATTAATATCTTCAATAGCAGAGAATCTTATAAACATATCATCTTGTGTATCGATATCACCTATCGTGGTTTCTGTACCAAAGAACACTAAGTGTCTATCCGGTGTAGATACGAGCATGTGTCTTGATGCAGTTGGTGCATTTGTAATAATAGCTGCTCTAGTTGTAGTTGCATTGGACAAAGATGAGTCCCAAGAAAAACATGCGTTGTTGTGAATTAAACAAATAGCTTTATCACCTAAATTATCTAACGACCACATACCAGGTTCTAATACTAAGTCACCAGATGCTGCTTCACCCCAAGCAACAAAATCAGTTGTATTGGTTATGGTAGCACCATCACTGTGAGATGCAGCTGTTGTGTTTCTAACTCCTCTTGTTACACCTGTTAAAGTATTAGTTGATACACCAGTGTAAGACATTTCTTCTGTGCCTATCTTTATAAAGTTTGTTCCTGTGCTTGGAAATAAACTAGCATCAGTTAATACAATTGTAGTCGTGGAGTCATTTATAGCCCCGTTTAGCGTTGTTGTGATAGCTCCGGCTGCTTCACCACCCCAAGAGCCTAGACCCCACCCAAAACCTCTCTCTTGGACAGCAGAGCCTACAGGATAGTAGTGTTGTACTCTTATACCACCAGATGTAGTGGCTCCTGAGCCCGTTTCGTTTGAAGGCATTGTTATAGTTAAAGTTGTAGTTGTTGGTGTTGTAGTCACCATAAATTTCTTGTCATCAAAATCAGATGACGAAAAATTAGAATCTGTAATCGTAGAGAAGTTATCTAATAATATAATGTCCCCAGGATTAATATTGTGACTCGATGAAAAAGTTATTGTAACAATTGCTGATCCATTAGTTGTACTGAATGCACTTGTAAGAGTTGTTGTAGATTTAATAGGGTGTATGTCATAAAACACACCTCCTGAATATGCGTATAAAATTCTGTTGGTCCCTATAATAGCATACTTTCTACCCAGACTGTTTACGAAATGATGTAACCCTCTGCCTGCACCAGTTAAATGGTTTGTCCCTAATTGACTCCAACCGCCTATTTTTTCAGGGCTACCATATCTAAAACGAACATTATCACAATCTATCCACTGTCCTTCAGCGGTAGTAGCTGTAATTTGTTTGTTGATTCCAGGTGCAAATCCTATTTTTTGTAGCATGCTGTGTTATCCTATTTAGACGAAAGGATTATATATTATAATTTTTTTGATTAAAAGCCTATTTTTTAGGCGGTTCTGATGAATCGTGGGTCTGTATTTGTTTAGTTTTATCGTCAAATCTTTTATGCCAATCGCTGACCATTTTAACCAACATGTTTGAAAAGTGTTTTAATCCAGCAGAATCAAATATTATTTTACCTTTTATAAACAGAGACCATCTCTCTTTCCAAGAAAACTCTATATTACATGATCCATCTTCTTTTTGTCTAAATATCATCTTAATTGACTTTTCCCTATCGCTGAAGGCATTCCATAAAAAGGTCTTTTGTCTCTAACAAAATCTCTGTTTGGTCCATTTTTATTAACGTAATGCAAGAAGACCTGAGCCTGCCAGTCTCCTTGAAACTCTTTTCTAGAGTGTGTTATATCACAACCTTTGTACACCACAGCTTGACCTGGTTTTAAATTTATAGGTTTTTTGTCCATATAAATAGGCCACTCAGTTCCACAAGAACCTATGCAAACCGTAACACTATACTCACATGATGGTCTATCTTTGTGAGCTTTAAGGTCTGCAAATTTAGTGTACATTCTCCAAAAAGAATAAGTTGGTAATAATTTAACACCAGTTATTTTTTCCATCATGTTAACTTTATTTAACATTAAAGACTCCATTAGGTAATCTGCATAAAAATGAGAATCCATATTATTATTTTGAGCTTTTGGACTGGCAAAATCTGTCATATTAAATCTATGCTTTAATCTACAATAGTCGGTAAGAAGTTTTGTTTCCTCTATTGTTAAAAACTTTTCAACTAAACAATATTTTTTGTTTTTTAAAGAGCCCATCCTACTACTGAATACCTCGTTCCTTTTGTTATTGGTTTTACACCGTGTGGAAATAAAAAATTACTTGGCCACACTATTAATCTATTAGCTCTCACTGGCACTATTAATTCATCCGTGTAATCGGGATTTGCAAAACCCAAATCTCCGCCCTCATAATCATTGTTACAAAGAAGTATCATACTCATAGTTCTTGGTTGTGCAGCAAAATGATCTACGTGTAAATCATAGTGACCGCCTATTTCATATTTTAAAACCTCTATTGTATTTACTCTTTCAGCTCCTAAATCTTTTATCTTTGTATCTTTTGCATACGTCCTAATAGATTCAGAAAAATAATTATTTAATAAATTACACCAATGCGCTTCAGTTAAACTATCTCCAAGATTAACTAATGGTTTAGTTTGAACATTTCTTATATTTTTATCGAGAACACCTTGTCCCACTGAACCCGGTGTAAACCCACAGGTATTAAACCACCTAATCATATTACCCATTGTTTCATTTGGTAGAACATCGTCATAAACTTTTAAATACTTTCTTAGTTCCATGTTTTTTTACTCCATATCCTATCTTTGTATGATCTTATTATTTGAAGTTGATGACCAATCCAATCTCTAAATATTCCTTTTGCATTTGTAGTCCCAAATTTCATTTTCCAATCATCTCTTTTAAAAGGTATAACTTGAACATAAGGAGTTCCTCTTTTAATTGTAGTAGTTAGAGTTTCGTATTTATCGCCATTTACAACAAATGGGAAATTAACTTGTAAATTCCATTTATCTGTCTCCACTATGCCAGAAATAATTTCAAACCTATCATCAGCGTTATTTAAAGGTGGCACAAACAAACAAGAATATCCAGGAGGTGTTTTTATAACCCAAGGGTTTAATATTTTTAAAATATCAAAATCTTTATTTTTTTTAACAAAAGAAGATCCTTCTAATTGAAATCTGTGATGATATTGAGGTTTTTTTCCATTTAAATTCATCATTCTAACCTGCATCATATTATCTTCATTGCAAAGACCATATCTAAATTTATAGTCTTTCATTTTCTTTCCTGTCTCTTCATTCACCATTACTTTACCTGTTTCAGGATCAATCTTGTCTACGTTAAATTCAATATGTAGATCTTGAGGCATTTTTAAAACATAACCAGCTGTTAATGTGTCTAGAAAAGGCATACAACCTTTAATAGTTACTTCTTTTATAGTATGTTCTAATTTTTTGTACCAATCTGGAATATGTAATCTGACAGGCTCAGGTTTTTCTAAATCTGTATGAGCGTAATCTTCATGACATATGAACTCTATTTGCTTTCTAAACATAGAGGTAAATATACTAATTTGTAATTAAAAGTAAAGTACTATTATTTTGGAACCTGTAAACCAGGGTTTCTAGGTGTTCCACCAGCGTCTTCAACTAATTGTCCTGGTGTTTTATTAGTAGGGTATGTTAAATTTAACGCGTCTAAATCAATGTTTTGTAAAGTTTGTTTATAAGCTGTCCAAACTGGTCTTTCGCTGTGATCTGCTTTTCTGTTGCTAAGCCATCTATCAATAATACTTATGTCACCTTCTATCCAATCTTCTATTTGTGCTCTTGTGAAAGTTCCAACGTGATCATTATCATCTGAAGAATTATCGTGCACTACATAAGAGTTATCTGGATTAATGTAACCAAAAGTATGTGTTTCTTTTACTATTCCTGCATACTCTGCATCTGTAATTTCAATTCTATTGTAAGTTTCTGGATTTAAACCATTATCTCCCATCATAGCTAATATTTCTGTGTTTCCGCCATCTACTACTTTACATAATACTCCCTCGTTATTGAAATTTTCTGGTAAACAAATTGCGTATTTAGCCATGATTAACTTCCTGTGTTTTCGTAAATTAAGATTGCTCCGTGCATACCTTCACCAAGGTGTCCACCTCTAGGGTTTCCTTTACTTGATCCTGAACCCATAAAACGCATACCATTTTCTGAGACCCTAGGATTACCATTACCACTAGTAGCCGGGGTTTTCGACATTCCAGTCGAAAGCATACCGTAACCAAAACCACTATTATTAATGTCAGGTCCACTAGGAGCATCGAAACCTCCACCTGTGTTTGATTGGTATGATATTGCGTGTAAAGTTCCTATAGGTCCTGCCACAGCGTTACCAATAGATCCAGTCGCTGGCTGAGTTCCTCCGCCGCCTCCATTACCAGTTCCTATGTTTGTTAAATTAGTTGCAGTGCCTGCTGTACCGTTTCCGTTTGTACTATTTCCAGCTTCACCGATAGTATAAGGGCCTGAAAAAGGTGGACTAATTGGAGCTGTAAAATATCCAAAACCTCCAGCACCACCCTGACCATTTGCTGGTCCTTGTCCGCCACCTCCAGCACCTGTTATGTAGGCACCAACGAAGTTAGCATTATTTCCTGCAGTGTAAGTTCCAGTTCCTGGACCATATTCTGCAAAAGTAGGAACCATGTTTCCACCACCTGCAGTTCCAGATGAAGCAGAAAAAACTCTACCTGAAGAGTCAATACTTAAAGATGCTACTGTGAATGCACCTGTTGCTGGTTTAATTATTTTTGGCATTTAAATCCTCCATTAATCCACTAATTCAACATACGAAACATGATAGTCTAAATCGCTGGCAGCTCCCGCTGTAACGGCTATTAAATCAGTCTCGTCTAAATAAATCGGAGTATCAATAAGGCTTAAAGTTGAATCTGCTGGAATAGAAACTGTACTTAAAATTTTAAAGTAAGTTGAACCGTTGTCGTTACTGATTTCTACAGTAGCATCAACAGCGTTTGTTCCATCATCATTCGCTAAAAGTATTGTATCGATTCTAACTGCAGTATCTGCAGGAACATCGATCATAGTTGTTCTGTTAGTATCGCCCAAAGTACCCATAGCATTTTTGGGTGTGATGGTTGCTATATTAACAAGATTTGGTGTAGCCATATTTTTCTCCTATTTGTTTTCTACCCGAAAACCATGGAAAAGACAATACCTTTTCCATCAGTTGTTATTTTTTGTGTTGAACTAGTGCCATTAGCATTAGTTAATTTACCAACTCCTGAGCCTTTTGGCACCAAAGTAAGGTCAATATTAGTATCCCCACCAACTGCTGAAATAGTAGGACTATTACCAGTTGCCGCATTAGTTATGTCAAAATGGTTAACTGCAGAGGCTGTTGTTTGAAATTGTAATTGTTCGTTACCGTTTTCGTCTCTAATTCCATGGTCATCGTCAAAATCAACCATGAAAGAATTAGTGTCTAGATTACCACCTAATTGTGGTGTTGTATCATCGACTACATCAGAAATACCTGTTCCGATTGCAAGCGTTAAAATTTTTGGATTAGTTCCATCATCTGCAGAAGCAAAAACCATTTTATCGCCTTTGTCTGATGCTGAGAAAGTGAAAGAACTACCTGATCCTGACACATATTTAAATTGAACTGTATAAGATCCTGAAGTTGAATTTCTTAAAATATAAAAAGTTTGAACATCTAATGGAATAGTTACAATTTGATTACCTGTAATCGTACCAGTAAATTCTATCATTCTGTGTGCAAGTTCTGCACCAGTTGATCCATCTGATACTGACAGAGCAGTTGTTTGTGCACCACCAGCAATAGATTTTTGAATAAATCCACCAGATATTTGTTCTATAATTTCTAAATTGGTATTAGTTTTCGTGCCCCAAGTACCAGCGTTTTCACCTGTTGCTTGTTTTTCTATACCCAGAGGGGTGTATGTTGATGCCATATTTTTCTCCTATGCCGCGTCAGTATAACTTGTATTTGATCCCGTTGCAACATCAGAATAAGTATCATTCGATCCAGTGGAAACATTGCTATAAGAAGCATTCGATCCTGTACTTGGAGTAGAATAACTATTATTCGATCCAGTTGACGGTGTACTATAAGTATTATTTGAGCCGGTGTCAACATTTGAGTAAATAGGAATTGTTGTTATATTTCCAAGAGTTAGTGTGCCAGATAGACCCTCTAAACCTATTATTGTATCAGCAGGAGTTATTGATCCTACAGCAGAGGATATAGATTGTCCTGATATTCCTATAACATCAGCAGGAGTTATTGATCCCACAGACATTGTAGAAGATATACCTGTAGGTATTATTACAGGATTAGATGTTATTACAGCAGATCCTAGACTAGATGAGATAGATTGAGATTCCAAACCTACAGCTTGATCAGGTATTGTAGCAAAAGATCCAACACTAGATGTAGATTCTTGACCAGTTAGTCCTACTACAGCATCAGCAACTGTTAAAGAGCCAACACTAACCGTAAACTCTTGACCAGTTACTCCCATCACATCTCCAGGCACTAAAGAACCAACACTAGGTGTAGCTTCTTGACCAGTTAAACCCATTACATCCGCAGGAGTTATTGATCCAACACTAAAGCTAGAACTTACACCTGTAGGAGTTACTAGACTGTTTACAGATGAACCATAAGGTTCCTCACCCCATCCATTTCTACCCCAACCAACTAAAGTTCCAACACTTGTTATCTCACCTAAAGTTGATGTTATTTCACCAGGTGAAGATATACCAATTGCATCCGCTGGAGAAATCTCTCCAAGTGATGAAGTTATAGATTGACCTGTTAATTCTACTTGTTGAATATCACCTGCATCAACAGTGCCTAAAGATGATGATATAGATATTCCACCAACCTCTACAGTGTAAGCAACACCCCATCCTGAATTACCCCAAGCTTGTCTACCCCAACCAGCAAAGTTAAATCCGTCAGCATTTCCAAGTGAAGAAGTTATGGAGAATCCTGTTGTAGTAATTATAGTTTCTGCATCAGCTGTTGCACTTCCTTGTAGTGCATCCATTTGTTGAGGCATTGAAACTTCAACAGTTGTAGTATCAAAAGCGTCTACAGATCCAACGGAAGATGACATGGATATTCCATCAAGTTCTTGAGCATATTGAACACCCCATCCTGAGTTATTCCATGCTTGTCTACCCCAACCTGATATATTAAATCCGTCTGCTGTTCCTAAAGAAGATGTAATTTCAAAACCAGTTACGTTAATAGCAGGATCATTACTCTCACCCCATGGTTCTTCACCCCATGCATCTCTACCCCAGCCTTGTTCTGCAAAAGCTCCTAACTCTCCAACAGATGCACTAAAAGAAATACCTGATAAAGTTACTGTAAAAGTTCCACTCCAACCGTCTTCACCCCAACCATCTGATCCCCATCCAGCTTCGTTAAAAGCGTCTACAGAACCAACTGATGATGTTATAGATTGACCTGTTAAAGAAACAGCTATTACTTCAGATTGCCATGTATTGGCGCCCCAAGTATTATTGCCCCAGGTTGATGCCATAAGGAAGGCCTCCTTATGCTAGTCTTATGATCGCGTTAGAAGCGTCTGCTGTAGGAAATTGAATTGTAAAAGTCCCACTGGTTACAGTTTTATCAGCACCAAATGCAATTATTGCAACAGAGTCAGTAGTACTTGAACCACCATCTGTTGTCGTGTTGTATATCATTGCACCATTAGCTGTGAAAGAAGCTGATGTAAATGATACATCAGAAAAATCTGTGAATGCTGTTGTTGAAGATAAAGAAACTCCAGAATTTGTTAAAGCAGCTCCACCTGCTGTGTAAGCAGTTCCTGATGAATTAGTTATTTCATTAGAAGTAGAATAATCTGTAGTAGCCGCACCTAAAGATGCTGAGCTAGTAAATAAAGCTATTTTAAAAGTATGTCCACCAGATGATTCAAAACTGTGTTTTCCTTTTAACAGATCTCTTTTAAAAGTTGAACATATTGCCGATGTAATTGCCATTTTTTATCTCCTATGGGTTTGCTGAGTTAATTGGTATTCTAACTGTGCCGTCAGTATAGTCGTCTCTTCTTCGTCTTCCAACTTGCTCATTAGCAAACTTCTGTACTTCTTGTTTATACTTTTGCTCGTATAATGTCAACATATCTGCGGGGCCTTTTAAAAAGCCATAAGTCTCTGCTAAACAGCAATATAATAAGCCATTTGGGAAGTTCATACTAATATAATTAGTAGTATTATCTGAGGCCAAAGTAGCCGGCATCTTATTAAAATGCACTTTGAATCTATAAGTAGTGTTAGGCACAGGAGCAACTATAATTCTTCCAGAGTTAGTTTCAGCGTCTCCAGTAGCTCCACCATACATAGCATAATACTTAGGTTTTCCTTGAGCAGCTGATGTGCCCGTAACATCTTGATATTCTTGTAAATATGTAAAATCTTTTTTTTCTAACCATCTGCTAGCTCCAGTAAGTTCTGTTCCAGCTGTATCGTAAACTTGTATTCCTCTTATAAAAAGAGCTCCAGCGGGTGTATTTATTGATTCTTGACCGGCAACAAAATTAGCAACTTGTTGTTGCCTATCAGCATCGATAGGAATATCTCGCATAATTCTATATTGCGCATTTAAAATAATATTTTCTAAAATATCTGTCGTTAACACATTAGAATCTGTTTCTGTGTAATTTCTAATTTGTGTAACTAATCCTGAATAACTTATTCCTGCCATTATGCTGCTATCCTTTTACAGAACTCACAGCTAACAGTGTAGCTATCGTGAATCCAACAATGTTGTTTTTTTCTTAATCTAAACCAAAAAATTTTTATGCACTCAATGTAATGGGTCCAACTGAACATCCTATTCCTCCTCCTGATACTCCACCCTTTGTAGCAGTATCTGTATCGACTGTAAAATGAAAAAAATTAGCAACGGAATAGTCACTTGTGTTTCTAGCATCATCAACATACAGACCTGTTGTTATAGCGTAGCCTACTGCCTTAGCTATGTTAGATCCTGTTATGCCATCAAAATCTTGTGGATTTGAAAACGCAAAAACAGAGTTACCATTAACACCTGTTACCGGATCAGGAGGCGTTCCTGTTCCTGGAGCTGTAGTGGGTTGACCTCTGAATCTATATGTTGTTCCGTTTGTTAAACCGTGTCCAGGAAAAGAAACATTAATAACTCTAGATCCTGATGCATAAGTTTCAAAACCATTTTCTGGTATCATACCTAAAACTGCAGGAGCCTCTCTATCTGGTCTAATATTTCTTAAAGAAATAGCGTCTCCGTTCATTGGTTTTGGTTCTAATTGTGGCTGTTTTGGTTCAAATTCAGATACATGAACAAAAGAACCATTCCATTCTCTAACCATTTCTGTATATGGAAACTCTAATCCTGATCTATCTGATATAGCTCTTGCATATTTACCTGTTGCAAATTTTGCCATTATGTTCCTGGGTAATAAGCTTTAGGCGTAATATATGTGCTTGAAGCTGACCCATCCTCCGCTAATGCTCTAGCTAATTCATCTTCATAAACTAGTTTCATAGCTTGAATTAATTCTGGTTTATATTTTTGTGCTAAATAATAAGATAGTCCTGATACCATGCAAGGCACGAATCTAAATGGTACGTCTGTTGCATTTGTATAGTCACCTACATCTTGTATTCTTTTAATGTAATAAAAGTGCATATCTTTTGATGCATTCGTTGAATCTGGTGTTGGATAAATATGTATTCTAACTTTGTCTATAAACCTCTCTACCCAATATTGATTAGGTGTTCCTTTTGATAGCTTGTTTGAAAAAGCAGCATAAGTAGATCTATCTACTTTTGTCATAGGTGAATCTGCTTGTGTTGTTTGTGTTCTATTTGCTCTTAGTTGTGCTTCTAAAACATCAGACATTCCGTAGACACCGTTTGAAGGCGTAGTTGTTGCACTTGTGCCATCATCGCTAGATCTAAAAAAATCATAGTCTGATTGTCCTTCTATCAGATCTATATTAGTCTCATCTATTTCCCAATAGTGAATACCTCTGTTTCCCCATTCTTGAAACAAAATATTAAGAGATCTTCTTGCTGATTTTAATTGGTAACCGGCTACGTTCTGTAATCCAATACGTTCAAAAGATTCCTCTACTATTTCATCAATAGCAAAAGTTTTGTCGAACGTAGCTGTTCCTGAAGTAGTATTAGCCATTTAAACTCCTAGTAAATCTTTAACCACTCACAAACTACTGTACCACTATCTCCGTCGGTACAAGCAGGTAGAACTATATTTACATCTCCAGTTACTCCGGTAGCATCAGTATTTTTTAAACCACCAAAACTAGAATAGTCATATTCCATTTCGCCATTTAAAGTTTGAAATACAACATCTGTGTCAGCATCCCATTGCATTCTGAGTGCATCAACTGGTGCTGTTACTGAAACGTTACAACTAACTTTTACAAGTCTAACTTTAGAACAAGCTGCGCCTGTTGCTGGGTTTGTAGATAATCCAGAAACATCAACAATTTTAGTTGTGCCTCCTGAACTATCAGAAACTACGTTGTAGTGAGTTATAAGTCTTTTTGCTCCGTCAAATACTGTAGTATTTAATACTGTATCCGCCATGTGTTTTTCCTCCTCATTTTAAAGAGCGCCTGCATTACCAGGCGCTCCGAGTTATTTATTATTACGCGTCTGCGTATGGTGTTACTATTGTACCTGATCCAAGCAATAAAGAATTGTGAACCAAATATGTAGCTGTATCAATCGCTGTGAAAGATACGACACTACCAACGATTCCACCTTTTGTAGAACCATTCATAGTTATAACATCGTTAGATGCACCTGGTATGAAAGCTTTTTTAGAGCCATCATCTACAGCTATCATGATACCGCCTTTAAATTTGTCAGTACCATCTGTTTTGATGTCCATATCAGTTGCAGCTGTTTCCACATAAAAGTGAAAAGTTGCACCAATGTTGTTTAAGTTATTGAAGTCAGTATCACCTGCAGTAGCACCGTTACTATTTACATTGATACTTGGTAAAGTAAATTTACCGTCAGCATCATTTGTAAGTAAGATCTTACCTGCGTGTGTAGCAACTGTCAAAGTTGTGTCAGCTGTTAAGCTAACAGTCATGCCAGGTCCCGTATTTTGAAATCCATTTTTGGAAATCACCGGTCCTGAAAACGTTGTTTTTGCCATATTATATCCTCCTAGTTTATATGATCATAGTCTCTAGGCCGTCGACTGTACGCGTCTATGATCTTTAATAATTATACAGTGAGGAATTTATACTCCCTTTTTTAGTAGAGTGCAAGAGAGCCCGTGCTTTGGTTTGATATTTATCCAAGATGTAGCTTTTTACTAAGTAGCTACAGAAACTTCGGGTGCTGCGTCTTCGATCTTGTTAGTTAGATTAGCTAATCTAGCTTCTTCTAACTTAATTTGATTAACAACTTCTCTAATTTTATTGTCAATCCTGACCATGTCCAAAGTATATCTTTGGTTATCACGCTGTTGCACCGCCCACTCTGTCTCGAGGCCCCTCTTCGTTTTGTAAAGGTCTCTTACTTGAGTCTGCATCTATGATCTCCTCGTAGGTTATCCATAGTTTACGATGGTCTATAAATCCATCTTTTTCCCATGTTATAGCATTTTCTCCTAGTTTGTCAACTAGTGCATTATTGAATGCTTCAGTGCTGTCTTCTGATGCAAGTTGAAAATCAGCATAGTAGCCATATGCTCTTATTTGTATTCGAAATGTTTTCATGAGTCCTATCTTTCTATCATAAAAAAAGGGGGCCCGAAAGCCCCCTTTTTAATTAGTTAGTTATTACGCACCTGGTGACGCGAAAATACCTCTAGGGTCTGATACTCCAAAAGAATATCTTTCTCTAGCTTTGTATCTTACGTTGCCAGTGTCGAAATCACCTTCCATTGCAGTCGTTAATGGTGCTCTATTGAACATTTTCATGCCATTTGGCACGTCTGTCAAGATATAGAACGCATCTGTGTCTGTTAGGTAGTTGTTCACTCTATAACCTTGAGGAACCATACCCATAGATACGATTGCGTTGATATCGTTGTCAGCTGTTCCAGTTCTACCTTGAGATTTCATCAATCTCTCAGCTGTAAACTGAAGCTCAGAAGGAATAACCATTTTTACTCCTCTTGCTGCAACTCTTAGACCTCTTTCATCAGTCATAGCCGCGATGTCAATCATCGACTGTTCTAATGAAGTTTCGTTAAGATCCGCCGCTGTAGCTAACGTGTTTGAAAACGTTCCTGCTACTGTCGGGTGAGAACCACTAAATAAAGCAACTCCATCTCCAGTTTTGAAAGTTCCAAAACCGTTGATTAAAGGTTCAACTGCTTTTACTTGTTTAGCGTTACTCATAGATCTTGCTAAAGCTTTCGTGTATCTAGAAGCTAGTCTATCGTAGAGATTATCTTCGATAGCTTCTTCTGTGATAGCGAACGCTAGAGCTACGGTCTCGTGAGTGTATCTCGCTGTAAAAGTTTCTTGTGCTTCGTCAAAAGAGACTCCGCTACCTTCTGCTTTTACTTGCGCGTTTGCGAAACCAGATAACATTACTTCTTCTTCAAAAGCTCTGTCACTGTTTTCTGCAGTATAAATCTCAGCATGCTGATTTTCATACCTTTTGTATTCCAGGCCGAATAGTGCATTCAATCCTGGCTCTAGTTCTTTAACTAGTTGACTTCTTGATATTGCCATAATTTATCTCCTATTCTCCTATTATGATTGTAGTTCAATCAAGTTTGGAACAACGACTACAGAACATCTTGCTGCAGTAATATCCTCGTTCTCTGGATCTTCTGCAACTCTTAAGAGTCTGAAAGTGGCTGCGTCCGCACTTGTATCACCGATATCTAATGTAGCTGAAGACTTACCAGTGATATCGCTACCAGCTGAAGTGTTCATGTCGTACGTTTCTAGAAAACCCGCTTGGGTTACTGCGTCGTCCGTTGCTACAACATATTGCTGTGTTGGGCTATCGAATACAAAAGCGTCTATATCTTCTGAGTTCGCTGGAGTTACTTGTGTATAGAAATTCGCGAACGTCGGCTTCAAAGTTGTCGCCGCGTTGTAGAAGATTCCATTTAATACACCTATGATAGGCGCATCGGTCGTTTGACCGTCAACAATATAACCAGCAGCAGAAGCTACAGCTCCACCATTGTAGATCGTAGTAGCATAACCAGCATCGATTTTGTACTTACCTAAGCCTTGCGTAGCCGGAGTTTGTCCGAGCATACCCGCAGCAATAAGTCCAAAACCTTGTGTGTTTTTATTTGCCATGTTGTTTCTCCTTGTGTCCATGTTGCCATAGACTGATTAACGTTAATTCGATGATAGGGATTAACCCACGAAATAATTTTATTTCTTTGTACCACCGAAGGTTACACGAGACTGTCTATCAACATTGATAGGCATCCTCTGATCCTGCTCCTTCATAAGATCGTTTGCTACTGCTTCGCTTCTGTCTTTATGACGATTAGTCATATAGTCTTGACGTTGCTGCGCGATCTCGATCGGTACCTTCGCAAGTAGAAGGCCGCCAACCCCAATCACTCCCTTGTATTTCCCGTCTTCGAGAACCGGATAGTCACCTGCGTTTTCAACTTCTTCGGCACGAACTAACTCATAACCTTCTCTTAATCGTCCAGTTACGTTTTTCGTATCTTGAAAGCCTACAACTTCGGCTCTTATCCATCTGTACCTGAATCCATCAGGCGCAGGGGGTGCATCTAGAGATGATGGTGGAACCCACACTTTTGGTCTTTCAGACTTTGACCGTGTTTGATTCGCACGAGATGTTTTCTTTTGGTTTTCTTTTTCCATTTTACGCTCCTCCCGTGTTTTTTATTTGTTTTGCGTACTCTTCGAGTGGCACACCTAATTTTTTAGCGATTGCTACCTGTGATGATGTGAGTTTCACAGTTTTGCGACCAGGTCTTACGCTTCTCTTCGCTGAAGCCACCGTCTGAACGGGGTCGGTCGTGTTTCTAACATCTCTTTTAGCAAATTTATGCGGAAAGTCAACACGGATTCTTTTATCGATTTCTGCATAATATTCATCTGAATTTGAGTCGTAACCTTCTTTTTCAACTAAATCCTTATGAATTTCGAACGCTGTGTATGTCATGGCTCTATCTTTACCAAACCATGTATTTTTTGACGCCCATGCTTCAGCCATAGGATCACTAGGTTCAGCTTGTGTTCTAGGCTGTTCAGGAGCTTTCACTTCTGAAGGTTTAGACACCGCTGTCTCCCTTGCTTCTTTACTTTGTGATAACTTAGCGTTTTCAAAAGCAAGTGTAGCAATTCTCTTATTGGCTTCTACTTGTGCTTTAGCATCACCTGCTTCAATAGCTGCAGCTAATTCTTTTTGTGCCGCTTCTAAACCAGTGTTGATACTTGTTTCGAACTTCTTAATATAATCAGCGTCAGTTTTTTCAAACCTTGTTTCCAAAGCTTGTCTTTTTTGTTCAACTGATTTTGCATATTCAGTGGCTGCATCTCTTTGCCTTTCAGCTTCACGCATTTTACGTGTAAGTTTTGCAATCCTTGCCTGAACACCTTTACTGTAATCTTCAAGTTGTTCGTCTTCTTTTTTTGGTTCTTCTTTAGGTGTTTCTTCTTCCTGTTTCGTTTCTATTGGTTCTTCTTTAGGGGCTTCTGCTTCTTCTTTAGGCGCTTCGGTTTCAACAACCGACTCGTCTTTTTGTTCCTCTAGATTAATCTCAGCACCTTCGCCGGATGTATCTAGATCAACCATTTTTTCTTCTTTAGTTGGCATAGTTTCCTCCTATGATGTTAATATTCATGCAAGATATCCTCTGGATTCTTGATGGTTGCTAAAACTTCGTCATCGTTTAGCAGACGTATTTCTCCACCTTCTATCTTTATTCTTGATCCAGCATAACGGGCAAACATTACCCATTCCCCTTCCTTGCACCAAGGACCTTCGGCGTAACGCTCTTTGTCCTTGTAACAATCTGGACCCATTCTTAAAACTAAACCACATTGCGACGCAACTTGTTGTCTCTCTAAGGCTGCTTCGGCAAGTATTAACCCGCCCTTAGTTTTCTCTTTCATTTTGAAAGGTAAAACTAACATCCTCCAACCAGTTGGCTGTGGTAGTTTAGTTGAATCTTCTTTTGTTAGATCTTTTTCTTTTTTGACTCCTACCAGTTTTTTATTCGGTAGTTTTATTGATTTCGATGACTGTTCCATGTTGCTCCTTATCTTCTAGCAGGTTAGAGAGTTCCTGTTTAGTTGCCTCTAGGGCTGTTATCTGTCCTATTATATAGTTATATTTTTCCATATTGTCAATGCCTCCGGACGTTACGGCTATTGATAATTCTTCTGTTCGTCTATGTATGTATTTAAGTAGACGATTTATTACTGTTTCTAATTGCATTTTTACCTTTCTTTGCTATCTGCACAACTTGATTTTTACCCATGACTTTAGCTCTTTGCTCCATCACTGTGAGTATTTGTATCTTTCGTGCAAATGGTTTGTTTACTTTTTTTATTTTTGCAACAGTTGCTCTTGCATCTGCAGGTGTTGCAAATTTTATTTTAACTGTATCTCTAGGATTCTCATCCGTATACAATCTTCTATCTGAACCTTTTGGTTTTTTACCTGTTCCTTTTTTAGGATCTTTCATTTAGCATTTCCATCTTCTGCGAGCCTGTCTTAGTCTTGAGTTAGGATCTGCTGCAGCTTTTGGAAATTTTTTCATTTGGCCTGCGCTTCTTGCGCAATACGACTTACGTCGATTTGCAGCTTTTGATCCTGGTTTGACCTTGCCAGTGACCGCTGTTTTTAGTTTTGAACCGGGATTTTTTCTTCTGTAGGCTTTGACACCGGCTCGGGTCATTCCTGCTCCAGACTTTGTAGGTCTGAAATTTTTTTTATTTCTTGCGGGCATTTTATCTTGTCTTCTCACTATCTTACTCCCATTCGTCTACCCATAAATCCACCCATCATGGCTTTCTTTCTTTTTGCAAATGTTGCTGCTCTTGAAGGTGTTGGACCTGTATTAGATTTAGCTTGTTTTCTTGCTACGGCACCCGCACGTTGACCTTTGGACATCACTCTTGCTTTTGCAATGGGCACGCATTTTGGATAATTTTTTCTTTTTTCTCCACCACTTCTTCCACACTTCGGGTATGAGCCATCCGATTTTTTGTTGGCAATATCTACCCAGTTCTCCTTTACCCATGATCTTAATCCTTTTTTAGCCATTACGAATTCTTTCCGTATGCTCTTCCTCTACCTTTTGTGGCAAGTTTACATACTCTGCCTCCGCTTCTAAAATCTTTAATTTCAGGAAAATCTTTTTCTTTTTTTCTCATTTTTTTAAAAAATTTACTAATTTTTTCACCTGCTTGTTTTAATTTTTTCTTTTCTGTTCCTGGCGGATCGTTTGGATTTCTATAGTCAGGTATTTTACCTAAATCATCAACAGTCTTATAAGGACTACCTTCGGCGCCTTTTATGACCTTCATAATTTTTTCAGTAATTTTGGGAGCTATTGTAAGTTTTCCCATTACGAATTTTTTCCGTAAGCTCTTCCTTTACCTTTCTTACAGATTCCTCCACCTTTATACATGGCTCTTGGCATTTCCATCATACCACCACCCATCTTCTTGGTTCTATTCTTTTTACCACCGGGTGTAACTTTACCGGAACATACTGCAGATGCATACATGTTAGGCATAGGCAGACGGGTAAACTTTAAATTTACGCTTCGCTGCCGCTTTTCCTCTAGGACATAGTTTTGCCATTATGCTCTCGCTGTTTGTTTTGCTCTTTTAAAATTCGCTGCTGTTGGTGCACCCTTTGAATTTTTCTTTCGCATTTTTTCACCTGAACCAGCTTTGATTCTAGCTTTTTTAGCCGCGATGTTTGCGTATAAACCTTTTCCAGCCATTAGATAATCTTTTTGTTTTTGTTTCTTAATTTAGCAAAATCAGGTTTATCAATTCTTCTTGGATCGCCTGCTAGTCTTGCTATTCTTTTTTGTTTCTCAGATAATTTTTTAGTTGGTGTAGATTTAATGTCCATAGCTGGTACACCAGATCTACCTGTTCCTTTTTTGAAACCTATTCTGCCGCCTTTGGCTTTTTTGTCTGGAATACTTTTGTGAAAAACGTCATCTCCAATTTTCTTTGCTTGTCCCGTATCAACAAGTTTTTGAACGTCTTTTTTTCCTTGTTCGCCTGTTTTTATTTTAGCTTTTGCTTTGTCTAATTTATCCATTCTCTCAATAGATTTTTTTGTTCTAACAATGTTAGCTCTATCAGTTGCCGTTTTAGCATCTTTAAAACCAAATCTTTTATTTGCATCTTTTATCTTCTGCATAGTGGTTTTAAGCTGTCTTGGTTGTTTAATATCAGGAGCTGTTTTAGATAAATTAGTTTTTTTCTTAACAGTTCTCAAAATCTGTTTACCAGCTTCATAAAGATTGTATAATTTATTTACACCCATTATTTTTTTCCTCCGTTTCTAAAAACTTGTGTACCCTTTATACCAAAAATTGACGCAACTACAAGTATCCATAAATTGGTGAACCAGGACGGAAGGGATTGAAAGTATTCAAAGAATAATTTAACCTTTTCCATCGCTGCAGGGTCATCTGACATGACTGCCCACATTAAAACTATGATGGGCGCCGAAATTATAACGAGTACAAATTCGTCCTTATAGTCGTTTTGTCTAGCTTCCAGCAATTTTCCTTGGTATTGCTCCTCTCCACGGGCCATTTTTTCAGCATGCATGAGTTGAGCGTCAGACATAGCCATTTTCGTCTTTTGACGATTAGAATATATCTTACTTCCAGCCTGCAAAGCTATTTTTGCTAAAC